GAGAGGGCTTTGACTTTCATATAGTTGGTGTTTCCCAGTATGGCGGAGGCGTACAAGTTGGCTTCGTGGGGTACGGAGCTGGGGACATAGGGATTCTCGATGAAAGCGTTGAGATTGCCGAGGTCGGTCCCCACTTCCAGGACTCTGGCCGAGATGGCACTCAGGGAGGTGTGCACTCCCGTCAACTCGGTATAGACATCCGACAAAGACTTAAGGTCGTAGTCTCCAACAATTTCTGCCAGGGTGGACAAAGAGGCTTTTGACCCGGTCAGTCCAGGCATTTCGGCGGTATATTGGCCGAGGTAGCGGACGCCATCGACACAGCGGATGGAGTTGAGTCCCACGAGTTTGGTGGCGGTGTCGAGGGTGGGAGAGTCGCAGATATCGCCTGCACCCACCGTAATCCCGGCGGCCGGGCAGAGCAGAGTGACTTCGTCGCCGTTGCCCATGCCGGACAGGTCGAGGTCTTTAAGGTCGGTTCCGGCCCCAATGATGATCCATGCTCCATTGTGTTGGTCGCCGTCGTAGACTAACCCGGAGCTATGGCTGTAGGTAATTTTGCGGGCGTTCATCCGTTGCATGAGTTTTTTACTGTTGATAGCCATTATTTTTTCTCCTTGGCCTGGGATTTATTATCCTGTTGTTGTTGGGTTTGGGCGGCCTGTTGTTGCTGGAGCAGGATTTGTTGTTCCTGGGCGGCCTGTTGGCTGGCGTACTGGTCTTCCATCATGCCCTGTTGTTGGGCTTGTTGTTGGGCTTGAAGTCCCATCATCATATTGATATAGTCTATTTGTTCCTGCACGTCCGGTAGGTCTGAATCCTTGAGCACCCATTCCCAGTTGACGAGTTGGGGATTCATCATCTGGGCGATGGCCAGTTTGGTTTGGAGGTTTTCCTGGAGCTTGGTGGGGGAGCGGTCGCCTTCGTCGATGATCACTCTGCCGTTGAAGCTGGTGATGTCGTTAAATGTCTGGTCTCCGGTCTGGAGGTTGAGGACGCTCTGGTAGATGTTATGCCTGGCGTCGCTGACGTTGACGACCCGGTTGGGTTCGGAGTACACTTGTTTAACGGTAGAGAGGAAGTATTCCCCGATCATCTTGCGGGTTTGGGATAAAGAACGTAAGTATGGGTTGATAGTGGCTCCGACTCTTTGGGCTTTCATTTCGAACAAGCGGCCCGATTCATTGGAGTATTGCGATTGGCCCCTGGCGGTATCGTTGATTCCGGAGATGTCGTTCATTTTGTTTTCGGAGTCGGCGATATCGTTCCAGGCGTCGTTAGGCATTTGTGAGGGGGAGGCCCGGAAGGGAGGGAACTTAAGGTTGCGGAGCAGGATGGCCTTATTGGGGAGGTTGCCCCGTTCTTCGTATTCTTCTTTGGCGTCCCGGTCTTCGTGGGAGAAGAAGAGGGGGGCGGACATGGCCCGGTCGATGAAGGAGGATTTCTGAATTTCCCGTTTATTGAGGTTGCGTTGGGGGTCGAGGAGGGCATAGACCAGGGAGGAGTTTTCGGTTTTGATATTATTAAAGGTAAAGGAATAGTAGGGGATGATGTCGTACATGTCCGTGTCGAGCCAGTTAGGTTCATCGAGCAAGGTGACGTTGAAGTAGGGGCAGATGGTGGTGATCCAGATTTTTTTGACGTCGGTTTCGCCCACGTGGAAGGCCATGGGTACCTGTGCTTTGAACATTTCGACGTCTTCTTTTTTGATTACAAAGTATTCCCCGGTCTGGGTATTGACAAACAGTTCCCGTTTCTCGATATATCTGGCCTGCATTTCCAGGACTTTATAGGTTTCGTCGTCTTTATCAAACCAGTCTCCTTCCACGTCATCCCGGCCAAACAGGCCGCTGAAGGCGTTGGCCATGTTTTCCGAGAGTGTTTGCCACCATTTGCGGTTATAGCCTTTCATTTCCAGCCCGGCTTTATTGCCATAGGTGTCGGTGATTTCGTCGAGGCGGAGCCAGCGTTGGGTGATGACGAAGCGGCAGTCCCGGAGTTTGGCGTCGGTATGTTTGGGGTCATAGGTGACGGAGAAGGGGTTGAGGGCGGTGTAGTTATAGTCCATAAACCCGGCTTCGTCGGGGAGGACGGTGATCTGGAGGGAGCCGGGGATGGGCATGATCAGCCCGTCTGAGAAGACTTTGGTCAGTTCGTCTTCACCGGATTTGAGTTCCCAGTTGTTTTTGAAGATGCCGTTGAGGAGGTCTGCCAGTGGTTGCTGGCCTTGGGAGAAGGGGCGGATCACGGTGGAGCGGCGGTTGAGTTGTTCGGTTCCAATGAGGTTATAGAGGCGGGGGAGGATCATGTTATAGACCATGGGTGCGTTGCCTCGTTTGATGAAGGCTTGGCGTTCAGTGTCGGTCCATTGCTGGTTCATCACAAATTCGTAGCATTTTCTGGCGTTGTCAAAAGATGTGGCCCAGAGTCTGCGTGCGTCTTCGTAAACTGACACTATGTTCTGGATATTGTCATCTAGTTTTGGCATTGTTTCTCCCGCATTTTCATATTGTTAAGTTTATGGGGCTTATATGAGTTGTCAAGGATTATTTTCATTGGGCCCAGACATCGTCTTCAGTAGGTTCTCGTAACTCTTTGTGTTCCTTGACGATGCGCTTCTGCCAATTTTTCAGTTCCTGGTAAGGGGAGCGGAAGAAGGGTTTATCTATATACATTAGTGCATAGCGGAGGGCGTCGGCGGTGTGGTCTTCACCGTCGGTATTGAGGTCTTCGGGGTTTTTGGCGGAGGTGACGAGGGAGGGGATGGTTTCGATGCAGTTGACACAGTTGGAGGTGAAGCGGAGGAATGGTTCGCCTTGTTCCGGTACCCGGAGAAATTCCCGGAAGGTGGCCCATCCCTGGACACGGTCGTTGTTTCCGAGGGTGATATGTTCGATGCCGTTGTCGACGTAGATATCGAGGGTGGAGTGGAGGGAGTTGAGGTATTCGTGGGACTTGATTTTCATGGAGGGGTCGACGATGGTGGCGTAGATATCGTCTTCGGTGAGGTCCCATTTGGCGGTGATGAGTTTGATTTCGTGGGCCTGCATGGAGGGGGTGAGTCCGGTGCGGTAGATTTCGTCGAAGACGGTGACGTATCCTATTTTATTGACGTGGAGGAAGAGGCAGGCGAAGGGTTTGGCGGTGCCGTAGTCCACGCAGCGGTAGATTCTGCCGGTGTCTTTGTCGAGGCTGAAGTCTCGTTCTGAGATGACGTGGTGGAATTTGGAGAACTCGTCGAAGAAGATACCGCCGAGGACGTCCCAGTTTCCTTTGAGCCACATTTCCCGTCTGGTTTCGTCGAGTGATTTGAGGAATTTGACATATTTGGTATCATAGACGGTGAGGTGGAGGTTATCGAAGACGAGGGCGGGGATGAACTGGATGGTGTTGCCGTCTTCGTCGAGGTAGGGTTTATTGGGGAGCATTTCGTAGTATTCGACGTCGTAGTCTTCCGAGTACATTTTGCGGCCGAGGACAGGTTTACAGGCGTCGATGAAGCGTTTTTTAATCCACACGTGTCCGACTCCGCCGGGGTTGGTGGTGTAGCGTTTATAGGGTTTTAGTTCGGGGTTGACGGTACGGATGGAGCCGCCCAGGTCACGTATCCAGGATTCGGGGAACTGGTTGAGTTCTTCTACTCCCAGGTAGTGGAAGTTGCCTCCGATGTACTTTTGGACGTCGGCCATGTTGTCACAATAGGCGAGGTGAACCCGGGCGCCGCTGGGGAAGATGAAGGCTTTCTTTTTTTCCCGCCACACGGCCCCGAGTTTGCTATAAATCTTATCTGCTTCGGGCATGAAGTTCATATAGATGTCGTCGAAGGTGCGTCTGATGATCAGGGCCCGGTACTCTGGATAGTCGATGGAATACTTGTCCACCACTGGGATGAGGTTGCTTTCGTCGTCGCCTTCATAGTGCCACTTACGCACTTTTAGTGCTGCGTCTATTATCAGGGCCGCAGTTTTGCCGCCTCCCCGGGCGCCGCCATACAGCAGTTCATCCACCTCGCTGGACAGGAAGAGTTCCTGTTTGGGATAGGGCTTAAACAAGGCTCCGGTATTGACGCCTTGCTGGCTGAGGTCAGTCACGTTGTCGCTGTTGACTCGTTCGCCGAAGGGGCTCATATCCCGGCCATCTTATCCCCGGCCGCTTCCCTGAGATACTTTTGGCAGAGCTCCGTGATATTGCCCTCTTTGGACGAGAACATCCATATCCTGGAACATGCCAGCTCTAACGCCCGCTCCAATGTGTCTATCCTTTCTTTATAATCAGCCTCTTTCTTACGAAGGGCCTCATTCAGACTGCGACAGGTGTCAAGCTCCAACCTGGTCACCATCTCCACCTTTTTACCCTCAGTCTTACTCTTCATCTTCTTCTCTTTCCCAGAGTAAGCTCCGGAGGTCGTCTCTGAGGTATTGCGTTTCTTCCGCACTAATGTCAAACATGATCTTACCATTGTCATCCCTTTTTATAAGCCCGTTGCCGGGCCTGGTTGATGCCAGAAGCAAAGCAAACTCCACCTCTGGTATACGGTGATATACCTCCACCATATCATTACGCTTAATCATCTATATCTCCATTGATCCGCTTCAAAAACCTCGCCTGCTCATCCTTGATCTCCTCCAATGGATCAGCCTCACCACTATCAACAAATAACCTGTCCTCAGCTCGCTCCTCCTCCTTAGCCCTCCTCAACTCAGCCTTCTTCTGGCGCACAGGACTGTCAGCCAAACTTGCACTTATAACCCTGCCACCCGTCACCTCCGTAACCCGCTGAGCACTCTCAGGCATCGGAACGATAATCACATTACTGCCATCCCCTATCCTTATGCCAACCGCATTACCCTCAACATCCCGCAACCTGCCACCCCCATTCATCATGATCATGTCCCTGTCCAACTGCGCCGCTACCTTCAAAGTCTCCAACAACATCCGATCACTCATCCCAGAAAAATCACGACGATATAACTCATCTACCAACTTCCCAAACACCACCCTAACCTTACTGCGCAATAACTCCCCACTAACCTCATACTCACCATCACTACAACGCAATACCAAATCCCGCCTACCCCATACCTCCTTAACACGCTCATAATTCAAACCAAATAACTCCGAACAACGCTTGATCGCAAACGCCTCCTCAACCTTGCCAACCATCACAGACAAATAACGCACAATTAAAATGTCTACATAACGACCACCCTCAAATACCACACTCTCACGAAACTGGACATCCGACTCCATTATAATATCTCCTCTTAAATTCTAAAAAAAGGCTGCCCAAGGCTTAAAACCATGAACAGCCCAGCATCGGAGGGGCACATGTCAATAAACAATATA